CTTACTGCATCTTTCCTACCTCCAGCTTAAATTTATTATTTATACTCTATATAGATTCTTTTTAATATTAATAAGTAAAACTTATTATCTATATAGAGATTAGTTTTGATATTTTTATTGATCATATTCACTGCCTGGCGAAAATGATCATGATTTTTTGTTTGGTTTATGTTCGGTATTTTTATGGGTTTATATGAGACCGAACAAACCATTTTCGTGGGTTCACGAAAATGGTTATATTATTTGGACTATGAATACCAAAAAGTATTCACTAAAAGTGAATTATAACGAATATTCCAGAGTTCTAACTACAATCCAAAGAAGTCATGCTTCATTTTGGTAAATTGAGCTAAGCCAATAGGATTAATGTTCTCCTTAATATCCTGTTCGGTTTTAATCCTCTTAATCGATTCTTGAAGTTCACGTGCCTTCTCGATCGCACAATAGATAATAGACCTCATCATCTTAAGTGTCTTCTCGACATTCTCACAAGACCAGATTTTAGCAAAGAAGTGCTCAGGATTTCGCTTTTTATTAGCTATCTTAACTGATTCTTCAAACTCTTTCTTGTACCTTATTTGTCGATTTCTAAACATGGGCAAGAATTTATCGTCTTTTATCAATTTAGAAGCACGGACACCTAGACGTGCTCTCATTACTGATATTCTCTTATTGTCCAACATAATGAACAACCTCCAAAATAAACCATTATTATTTTGGGGAAACAAAAACCCTAGCGAAAACTAGGGTAATTGTAAGTGCATAAATTTAGTTTGATTATAGCTCAACTAAGTTTAATGTCAATACTTTTTTCTGATTATGTTATAATTCAACTAGATTTCTACGACCTTTGAGGGTAATTCCTCGGAGGTCTTTTTTATTGGAAACCTATTAAGTGGAGCAATTTATGGATCTGAAGACTAGAATTAATGAACTTGAATCTCTAGTAACAACAAAGCTTTTATTTGAACGGACTTTCGATTTTACAAAGCGAAAAATCCGTGAAGAATTTAGTTATAGTGAGCTATTGGGGCTAACTGTTCAAACACTTAATTCCCTCATCTTCTCAGCTAACCTACATGATTTAAGAGCGGTAATTCGGAGGGATCAAGCATTCATTGTTTATAGACCACTTGGCAAGATTCTAGCTGAAATAGGTGTGATGGGAGAATCTACAGATAATCAGATGTTAAGGCGACCTAAAATTATTATCTTTGGACGGAAAGGAGCGGGACTACGTAATAAAAGCGTTGAAGAGTTAATAGAAGAATTAAAAGGTAGAAATACTAATGCAAGGCGAATACAGCTAATGGATAGATTAAAAACAAGGAATTAAATAATGGAATATGAGATTTTTGTAGAAAAAGATAGTAACGGCCGTGTGATCGTTGATTTTTATGGTATTGATTTTGACATCACTGACGAATTCGTAAACGGTAAATGTCATAAAGTGATTTTTGGAGACCCAATCGTGTTTGTACTCAAGGGGGCAGAAACAAAAGATGAGTCTGTGGAAAACTCAAATACTGCTGAAGAATCCCCTGAAACACATGAAGAGATTACTGAGCCAGAACATCCTGAAACTTCTGAAGAAAAACACGATGACGCTACCGAAGAGTCAGAAAAACATGATGAGCCTTCTGAAGAAACTCAACCAAATAACGATAGTCAGCAAGGGGCCTCAGAAGGAACCACTCATGAAGAATCTCCTGCAGCTGAAGCTGAACAGCATGAATCAGAACAACCAGTAGAAAACGCTTCAGAGGAAAATCATGCACCAGATGACTCTAATAATGAGAATACTCTAGCGGAAGAAGATGTAATGAAAGATCCTAAAGAAACTGAACATAATCCAGAAACACAGGAAGGTGAAAACTAAGCAATAAAATGCCTATAAAAAGACAGGAGAACGATTCGGCAAAAAAGGTGGTTGTTTCCAAAAAAGAAACACCCACTAAGGTTTCTGTCGCAAAGAAACCAGTTCGAAAGACTGTCAAAAAAGTAGCAAAAGAAAAGAAAGCTAGAACCGTACAAGTCGGAAGAAAGTCGGATGGAACTTTTGCTCCTGGCAATACGTTTGGGAAAAACCCCGGAGGAAGACCGAAAGATGCTTTTTCTTATCGTGCCATAGCCAAGGTGATGGCTTCTGAAGACCCAGATAGTATTACTAATGGCGTGAAAACACTACACGATATCGTTAAGAGTGCTGAAACAAGCCCAATGGAAAAAATGAAAGCCCTAGAGCTCCTTATTAAGCTTAATGGTAATTTTGATCCTCAAGAGACTAAAGATGTTTCGGAAAAAGAAATCTTCAATCCATTTGAAAACTTAACCGAAGATGAATTAAGGAAGCTTGCAAAATGACAAGAGATGAGGTGATTAAGCTTGGTGCTAAATTAGAGCTGGCAAGACGTCATCTTTATGATTTTTGTAAAATACTCTATTCGAGTTTTTATAAAGACGAGCGACCATATCTCAAAGAATTTTGTGAGTCTGTGGAAAACTTTATTAATAATAAAGACAAGCGTTTTCTTATCATTAACGCGCCACCACGCCACGGTAAGTCTTTAACGGCTCAATGTCTTACGGCATGGCTTCTCGGGCGTAATCCAGCTAGTCGAGTTATGACGGCCTCATACAACGAAGATGTCGCTAGTGTTTTCTCTAAAAACGTCCGAAATACCATTCAAACCGAAAAGATGGGTGAACGTGTCGTTTTTTCCGACATGTTCCCTAAAACAAAAGTTAAGTACGGTGATGCAAGTGCCAAGAAATGGACTATAGACGGACAAAGTCAGATTTCGTATTTAGCTACCTCTCCGAACGGCACAGCCACTGGTTTTGGTTGTGACTATTTAATTTGCGATGACCTTATTAAGTCGGCTGAGGAGGCCTATAACGAAACTGCACTAGACAACACATATCAGTGGTTTGTAAACACTATGCTCTCTCGCCTTGAGGGGCAGAAGAAGTGCATCATTATTATGACCCGTTGGTCTTCTAGAGATCTAGCTGGACGTATCATGGAAGCATTTGCTGACGAGTGTGAGATTATTAAGTATCACGTTCAGAATGACAAGGGTGAAATGCTTTGTGAAGACATCTTGAGTGATAAAGACATGAATCTTATTAAGCGAGAGATGAATGTCGATATTTTCGAGGCCAACTACAATCAGACGCCTATCGATATAAAAGGACGATTGTATTCAGAGTTCAAGGAGTGGGAAAAACTACCATCGGGCAAGGTCATAAACTTCACTGATACGGCCGATACTGGTTCTGATTTTCTCTGTTCAATCAATGGTGTTGTGTTTGAAAAAGAATTCTATATTAGTGACTTGGTTTTTTCAGACGAATCTATGGAAGTGACTGAACCTAAGGTTGCAGAGCTTTTATTTAGTGGTGCAGTAAATATTTCTCGCATTGAATCTAATAACGGTGGACGTGGATTCGCCAGAAATGTTCAAAGGCTTATGAACGAACGATATAGCTCTAATCGTACCCAGATTGAGAGTGTGCCGCAAACACACAATAAGGAGTCTCGCATTCTTGCAAGCTCAGCCTGGGTCCAAAATCATGTATATATGCCACCTAATTGGAGGACTCGTTTCCCTGAGTTCTACAAACAGGTGATGAGTTACCAGAGGAAAGGCAAGAACGCTCATGATGACGCCCTTGATGTTCTCGCAAGTATTTATGAATTCGTCTGTGGAGACGACAGGAGACCGACATGGGCGTCGAGCAATGAAGAATCACGACTGGATCGTGCAATAAGTTTCTAGGAGGAAGAAAATGAAACGAAAAGCTTTTACGCTACCAAGAGAGACTCAGTTGACTGGAAACATAATTAAAAAGTTGATTGAGAAACACAAGAATTATATTGCTGACTATGAAAGGCTGGAGTCATATTTTGATAATGACCCTAAAATTGATCGTAAGAAACCAAATGACATTGTGGTTTATCATAATTTTGCCAAATATATTACGACTCTCAATGTTGGGCATCTATTAGGCAATCCTGTGCAATATCAAGCCTCGAAAGGTGTGGACATTTCTCCAATTCTTGATGCCTACAAAAGCCAAACTATTTCTGATCTTGACTCCGAAATAGGTGAAGATTGTAGTATGTTTGGTCGTGGTTATGAACTAGTTTATCTAGATGATGATGGTAATATTTCATCTGCAAAACTTGATGTCTATAATACAGTAATTGTTTATGATAATACATTTCAACATAATAAGCTTTTTGCTATTGCTTATACACCAGTATTAAACTCATCTGGTAATCCTATTACAGATAATTATGATTTAACTTTCTGGGATGAAAAGTATGTAACAACGGCTAAGTTTAGTGGAGCAGATTTTACTATCACAGAAAAGCCCGTGCAGCACAACATGGGATCTGTACCAGTGATTGAATACGTGAATAACCGTCGTTTCACCGGAGACTATGAATCTGTAATTACTGGCATTGATGCATATAATATTTTGCAATCCGATCGCGTGATTGATCGTGAGAAGTTAATTGATGCAATCCTTGTGTTTTATGGGGTTAATCTTGAACCAGAAGATAAAGCTAAATTGAAGAGCGAACGTACTGTTGGCCTTCCTCAAGACGCTAAAGCAGAGTACGTGATTAAGAACATTAATGAGGCTGACGCTGAGGTTTTACGCAAGACTATTGCCGCCGACATCCATAAATTCTCCATGACACCAGATCTTAGCGATGAGAACTTTGCCGGTAATTCTTCTGGCGTGGCTTTACTTTATAAGCTCTTAGCTTTTGAGCAGAATGTGAAGAAAAAAGAACGTTACTTCGAAAAGGGGTTAATGGAAAGATTTAAGCTCTACTCTCACGTACTTCATCTCAAAAGTGAGTTATCTAGTGAAATCTCCACCAAGGATGTTGATGCTATCTTTAACCGTAATCTACCAAAGAACGACTATGAGGCAAGCCAAATGATTAATAACCTTCGTGGCATCGTTGACTCTGCTTTACTGGTCAGTCAGTTATCTTTCGTTCGTGATGGTGAGGAAACCGTCAAGCTTGCCAAAGAAGAAGGTAAACCTGAATTTAATGATAATTATGCAACTAGGTTACCTAATGTATATAAAAATAGTGCAAATAACGACGAGGATTAATTATGAAAGATCGTCGCGGATTACCCTCGGATGAATATTGGCGAGAACGTGCTGAAGATAGGCTAACAGAAGCTGAAAAGCTTTCTGTTCCCTATTTAGAGGATATCCACGCGGTCTATGATGATGCAAAATTAAAGATCGTTGAAGACATTAAGAATTTATATAAAAATTGTTACAAAGACGACGAGGGATTCGACCAAGAGAAGTTAAGGGTCATTATCCCGAATGGCGACCTAGAACGTTTTCATCGAGAGATGAAAAAAGCCGGATTATCTGAATATCTTCCAGACAACTACAAGGCCCGCATGACAAGGCTTGAATATCTTTATGCCGATTGCTGGGCAGAGAGTAAGAAAGCCAGCCTAAAACACCAGCAGATCGAAACTAAAGCCCATAGGGAGACGATAAAGAACGCTTACTATAAAACTATCTATGATACTGGTGTAGGTCTTAAGATTAACCCTGCTTTTTCTAGGTTAGATAATAGAGCGGTTAACCAAGTCCTTAATACTAAGTTCTTAGGCGGTAATTATTCGGAAAGGATTTGGAAGAATACAGATAAATTGGCTGACACATTAAAAGAGGTTATTGGCTCTGCTATCGCTAGAGGCGAAGGTTATTCGAAGACCGCAAGGGGGATTAGAGAGAGGTTTGGTGTCACACAATACGAAGCAACGAGACTAGTCCAGACCGAGACTTGTTATTTTCAGAATCAGGCAGAAATTGAAGCTTTAAAAACTATGGGTATTGAAAAATATAAGTTTATCGCAACACTGGATTCAAGAACTTCAGATATTTGTAGAGAACATGACAAGAAGGTCTACAATGTTGAGGATGCTAAGGCGGGGGAGAATCTCCCTCCTCTTCATCCGAACCCATATCAAAAAGGTACTAAAATTTGGACACAAAATGGTTGGATATCAGTAGAAGATCTTAAAGAAGGTGATTTGTGCTGGACGATTACTGATGAGGGAGACGAACCACACCTTAGCCCAGTAGTTAAGACTTATCACTACAATGAGCCTTTGATCGAATTTAAAAACAGGAGTCTGGTTCTTAGAATAAGCCCTACACATAATATGTGGGCAAAATATAGGGGAAAAGATAGCAGTGGATACCGTTTTGTTGAAGCTCAGAAAATTGGAAACGATAATATTCTCTATAGAGGTATAGGAAACAAGAGTATAAAGACCGCGTCTGATGAATTATTAGCGTTCATTGCTTTTTATGCCGGAGACGGAACAATCCATGGCAATTATGTGATTATATGCTCTACGGAACACCACGATAAGATATTACCCCAGCTTAGTAAGCTAGGAAAAACTACTGTTTTATCTGATGGTCGTATCGGTCTTAGTGGCGGCAAAATGGCAGATTTGGCTCGTGAAATCGGTACACATTCTACTACCAAAAGATTACCTAGGTGGATTATGGAACTGAGTCGCGACTCCTTAAAAAAATTCCTTGGTTATTATGCTCTGTGCGACGGTCATGTTAAAAAAGGTAAAAAATGGAAAAATAGCCAATTTAGTGATGAGATTGTACTTTTTACAACTTCAGAAGGACTAAGAGATGATTTGGTTGAAGTAGCACTTAGAGCAGGTTTTAAGCCTAGTTTAAGAATACAGAAACCAAGGGTTAGTGTTAAAAAAGATGGTACAGTTATTAAAGCTAATTATCCGTGTTTTTCCATATCTCTTGGACACCGCTTACATACGTTTACTGGTAATTTAGTTAGGACAATGTTACCAAAACAAGACTGTTATTGTGTGGAGTTAGCCGATACACATACGTTACTGGTAATGACAGAAGGTAAGATCGTTTGGTGTGGTAATTGTCGCTCCACAGTCTCCGCTTATCTCGGCGAAGAATATGAATCGGCTATTAGAGTTGCAAGAAACGAGAGTGGTGAGAACGAGTATGTAGATAATGTGCCTTATGATGAGTGGCTAAAACGTATTGAAAATGGAACGTTAAGACGAGAACCTATAATCGTAAAGCCCAATACAACTAACAATATTACCAATAATTCGGTCATATCACCTAGCGTTACTACTAGAACAACAAGCCAGAAGGATTATATTGGAGGTAGAAAACATCTACTTCCAATAATCGAAAAAATGGAAGAGTATAATGAAATAACTAAAAAATTTGCTAATGTTTTAAGTAGTAGCTCAAAAGAAGAGACGCTTGGAGTTATCTCTGGTAGAGCAGCAAAAGCATTAAAGGTTAAGCCAAATACGAAAATTGTATTACTAAAAAGCTATCTATTGCATATGGATAATTCAGGACATTTCACTGGCAAAGGTTATGGTAAAAATGGACATGATGATACGAGACCTTTGAGAATACATGAAATATCTTCTATACTTAGATTAATTCAAACAGCATCTAGAGAAGATATTATTAATCTTACTCCGGTGAGAGGAAATAAAAGATATGCTATTGTTAGACAATCTTCAAGATACCACTATATAGGTGTTGAATTTGAGAAGACAAATAATCGAATAAATCTAGTTACTGCCTATAATTTAAGTCGAAAGAAGTTTTTATCTTATAAAAAACAAATGTATAAATAAAAAAACGAGATCTCCTGTGGCGGAGATCTCTGTTTAAGTCGAGGATAGAGTGTACAAGCCCTCAGTCTAACGTCCAAAACCGGTCGACTTACTTGGTTTCATGCTAGCACACAATATATTTTTTGTCAATTTAATGTTTATCTCTATAACCTTTATGTTATAATGAGACCAGATCATCTACGACTTGTATAAGTTTTAGTTGGTCTTTTTTTATTTGAAGACTCACGACCACTTATGCTGGTCGTTTTTTGATGGAACTAATAAGCCGAGAGGCGATAAATCGAAAGGAATTGTTGTGCCAACACCAATTATCAACAAAGACGAACCAGATAGCAATGACCAAGCTGAAAATTCTGGTGTAGAAAACCAAGGTCAAGAGCCTAAAACATTCTCTCAGGATGAGGTAAATGAAATTATCTCAAAAAGAGTAAATGAAATTAACGCCAAAAACAGCGAAAAGACTGCTAAGGCTATTGAAAACGCTCTAGCGGACTATGAACGTAAGGCAAAACTTTCTGAAGAGGAAAAGGCTCATGAGGAGCAAGAACGCTTAAAAAGCGAACTTGCAAGTAAGGAACGCGACCTGTTAATCCGCGAAAATCGTGCAGAAGCACGCGAAATATTACAAGAGAAATCGATGCCTAGCATCTTTGTTGACTACATCGTAGACGAAGACCTCGACAAAACCAAGGAAAATATCAACAAATTCGAAAAGGTATGGAACGAGGCTGTCGCAGAAGAAGTCAAAAGGAAGCTAATTGGTAAGACGCCAGTTGATCCATCAAGCAGACCTAAGCCAGGCGGAGATGGTGGTAAAACTAGTACTTTTGATCTTCTCTTCAGCAAGAAAGGATAATATATGCCAATTACATTAGCTGACGCAAAAAATCTCAGCCAAGATAAACTAACTGATGCAGTAATTGATGAATTCAAGACTTCCCCACTTATGAATGACTTAGAGTTTGACAACAATGTCAAGCCTCAAGGTGGTAAATCAATGACCTATTCCTATAATCGTGTTACTACTCAACCAACAGCTGCTGGCCGTGCAATCAACGGTGAATATACTGCACAGGAAACTAAAACCACCAAACAAGCCACTGACCTCAAAATCATGGGTGGTTCCTATGAAATCGACCGCGCTATTGCTACTAACGAACAGCAAGTGGTGAACGAGGTCGAGTTCCAATCTACGCAAAAAGCTAAAGCTACAGTTGCCGAGTTCCATAACCAAATTGTCAATGGTGACTCTGGTGTTCGCCCAACCGACTTTGATGGCTTAAACAAGATTCTAACTGGCACTACAAGCGAAGTCGTCCCTGCTGCTGCAATCGACTTAGCTGATGCCACTAAAATCAAAGCCAACAGCGCAGAGTTCTTGCGTATGCTCCGCAAAACGATTGGTAAAATTGATGGTCCAGCAACTCATATCTTGATGAATACTGACATGTTCGCAACCTTCCAATCTACCGTGGACAACGCTCATGGTCTCACTACCGTCCGTGATGAAGTCGGCAATGAAACCTACAAATTCGGCACTGCCAAGATTGTAGTGATGGGTTCTAAACCCGGCGGAAATAATCCTATTATCGAGACTAAATCCGCTGGTGGCGAAACCTCAATCTACATTCTTCGTGCAGGAATGGACGGATTCCATGGCGTAAGTCCTGAGGGTGACACTTTGGTCAAGACTTATCTTCCTGACTTCACCACGGCTGGTGCAGTTAAGAAAGGCGAAGTTGAGTTTATCGGTGCAACCGTCCTCAAATCCACTTCTGCTGCTGCCGTTTTACGTAAAATTAAAATCGCTTAACGAAAGGAACAAAGATGAAAGCAATCATCAAATCACCAGTTAAAGATTACATGGGAGTTTCAGCATCTGTGGCTTTTGCTGATGGTAAAGCTGAAGCTGATATTAGTGAGTCTCAACTTGATTATTTTGAATCTGCTGGTTATACAGTGGAAATTCTTGAAGCCCCTAAGGTTGCAAAGAATAAAGCTGATGCTAAAGATACTAAAGAAGCTGAGTCTGAACCTGAAGTCAAAACAGAAGGAAAATAAGATGTTAGATAAAGATCAGTTCATCTCGAAGCTAAAAGAAAAGCTCAAAGCGATTAACGTCGCTGTTAATAATGCAGATAGCAACGCGTTAGCGGATTTTCTAGCTCTTGAGATGGCTGATCGTTTGTCTTTATATCTTAATCTCACTAACGATAATAAACCTCGTTATGACGAGAGACTAGTATCTATATCAGTTAGGATCGTTTCTTCTTTGCTTCAGGAAGCTAAAGATAAGCTTTCAGGTTCTAGTACTGAAAGCAAGATTCAATCTATTTCAGATAATGGGCAAACCATTACATTCTCGAACATTGCTAAGAATTACATTACAACTACTTCGGATAGCGAACTATTTAGAGGAGTTGCGAATATTTTGAAGCCATATAGGAGGATTCGTGTTTTTTCCTAAAATTGCTCAAAATATCATTGCCGACATCTTCTACGACAAAAACATCTACATTTTAGAAAAGACTGAGTCTATTGATGACGAAGGTGGAGTTGTTAAACAAGAAGATGCAAGCTCTAGTATCAAACGCAGTTTTAACGGAAATGTTAAATTCAATGAACTCGGAGCAGTTCAGAATGAAATGGGTCTTATTGAAAAGATTGATATTAGTATCACTTGTAGTACTTCTGTAGAGATTAAATTAGACGATTTAATCAAAGTAGGAGAAACGATCTACCAAGTGACTAAAGTTCTTCCCTTTGACTCACACAAGCTCATCACGGGGGTAAAATGGCGAGCGTAACAATCAATGTTACTGGTATTCGGGAGCTTAAGTCTAAGCTAGACAAATCAGTAGTAATTAAGAATCTCATTAGGGGCGTAAACCGTGCTTCAGCAATTTTGGAACAAAAGACAAAGCCTTTAGTTCCAGTTAACGAACATAAAGATACACACGGTGGTAAACTGCGAGGCGCTCTTACTGTAATTCCAGCCGAGCTTAAAGGTTCTGAGATTGTCGGCGGGATCATTAATCCAACAAAATATGCAATGTTCGTTGAATACGGAGTTGGTAAGAAAGCAGCAGGAACTCATCCAAATGGTAAGGACATGACTTATCGCATGACTCCTTGGGTCTATCCGTTAGAGACAGATAAAGGCTTAAAATTTATCAAAACTAACGGTTATCCTGCGAGAGCTTCTATGTATAGAGGATTAAAAATGTCTGAAGACGACATCAAGAAACAGATTGAAGAAGCTATCTCTGCTAGTCTAGGGAGAAGATAATGTATCAACCAAAAGAAGAGGTCTATAAAGCACTAAAAAGCCTAGGATACGCTTGCCAGCAAGGTTCTCAAGCAATATTCACGAAAGTTCCCGTAATCACCTTTTGGATTGGCAGCAATAATCCTGAATATAACCTAGAGAATCAGATTGCCAAGCAAGAGATTGAAGTTGTTGTAGATATTTTTACGAACAAAAGCACAGACCTATCCCGCATTCTTAGTGAAGTCGAGGCTAAGATGAGAACGATCAACTATCGACTAGTACATTCAGTGGATGTCCCCAATCCAGAAGGGACTTTATTCCACTCTAACTGCAGATTCTCTGCAGTAAAGTTCAAATAAGGAAAATAAGTTATGGCCAAAGGCTTAACTATGGGTACTTCCCTAACACTTATTAAGGCAGGAAGTGAACCAACCAACCTTGTTATTAAAGGTTTGACTTCAATCGGTGAGATCGCTGGTGAAAAAGAAGAAGTTGATGTAACTACTCTCGATAGTCCAGATGGTGCTAAAGAATTCCTCTCAGGTGCTGCTGACTGGGGTTCACAAGATCTCGAAGGATACATGGACGACGATACGCAAATTGAGAAACTGCGTGCATTATTCGATAGCGGTATGGTCCGCGACTGGGAGATTTTGACTCCAGGCAAACGTAAAATCGCTTATAAAGCGTTTGTAAAGAACTTTACCTATGGCGAGAAAACAGTCGACGGTGTTGACGGTTTTAAGTTGACCCTTCGTCTTTCCGGCAAGCCAACATTTAGCAAAGTAGCTTAATTTAAACCCCGGTGGGAGGGCTAAATCCCACATCAGAAATTATTTAATCGAGGTTATAAATCATGGTTCAACTTAACTACAAAGCTTCAAATATTGCTAAGGCAGAAAAAGAAAATAAACTAAACTTTTTCTCTGTTTTATCAGAACTCCAAACTAATCCATCTTTTTCTAATCTGTTATTCCTTTTTAAAGCCGGTGGTGGAACAGAGGAAGAGTTCGACGAAGTAGCTAAAACTGGTATTCCTGAAATAATGATGGCGATTATGGAAGGTATTTCAGATGCTGGTTTTTTAGGAACACAGATCGACACCAAGAAAATGAAAGCCGAGATGAAGAAAGCGATGGAAGATACAGCTCATTCATTGAACTCTGGCGAACAAGCCAACCAGTAGCTTTCAAGATAGGAATTCACCCTCAAGAATACTGGGAATTAACCATTGGTCAGTTTCTAGATTGTATTGAAGGACACAAAATGAAGCTTGAGGAACAAGATGTGATAAACCACAGACTTGGACTTTATATTAGGTCAGCATTTCATAGTAGAAGATACCTGAAAGAGCCATTCTCAGTTAAGGGCTCAGAACACACAAACACTAGACGATTTACGAAATCCAAAGATTTAGATACGTATATCGATGCACATATAGCCTAGGAGGATTCATGGCACACACAGTAGACGAAGTTAACGTGCTTATTAAAGCACAGACCGAGCAATTTCAGAAAGAAATTGATAGGGTTAATAGTAAATTAGACTCTATTTCAAAGCAAGCTTCAAAGGCTTCTGCTGGCGTTTCTGTAGGCGCTAAACTCATGGGACTTAAAATGGCTGCCATGGGGGCAGCGGTTGGTATTTTTTCTACTATTACGCAAAAAGCGATGACAGTAATTTCAGCTAGCACGGGTGGCGCTGTCAAACGCTTTGATACACTTAAGAATTTTCCTCGCGTGATGGGAAATCTTGGTATTTCCGCACAGGATTCACAAGCCTCAATTGGTTATCTCTCCAAAAAACTTGAAGGGATTCCAACCACTCTTGATGAGGCAACTACTGCTGTCCAGCGCTTCACTGCGACCAACGGCAATTTGAGAGCTTCCACTGCTATCTATCTAGCACTAAATAACGCTATTCTAGCGGGCGGTGCAAACGCTCAATTACAAGCTTCTGCGATGGAACAACTACAGCAAGCTTACGCAAAAGGTAAACCAGAGCTGCAAGACTGGAAAACCTTGATGCAGGCAATGCCGGCACAGCTCAAGCAGATTGCTAATGCTATGGGCTATATGGATTCGTCTCAGCTCTATAACGCTCTGCAAAACGGTAAAGCTTCAATGGACGACTTTATGCGTACCGTCGTGAGGTTAAATACCGAGGGTATTAATGGATTAGGTTCATTTGAGCAGCAAGCGGCAGGAGCTACTGGCGGTGTTGCAACATCATTCACCAATATGAAGAACGCTATTGTGCGTGGCATTGCTGCTTGTATGGACGCGATTGGGCAAAGCAATATTGCTGGATTCTTCAACGTGGTTAAGGACGTAATCTTAACCGCCTCAAACTATGTAGCGGCGTTTGTTAAATTAGTCTTAACGGCTATAAATGCTGTGAGAGCTTTGTTTGGTCTAGGTTCTATTGGTGCTAAAAATGTAGCTACAAGTGGTGGCCAAGCGGCTAATTCTATGGCTAATGTAGGTAAAGCTGCACAAGGATCTACAAAAGACATCGGCAATACAGCAAAAGCTGCCAAAAAGCTTCAGAAACAGCTTGCCGGCTTCGATGAGATGAATGTGTTGTCTAAGCAAGATACGGACGGTTCTGGAGGCTCTGGTGGAAGCGGAGGAGGTAGTGGCTCACCTAGCTATGATGTTTCTGGAATTAATATCGATGATTCTGGGATCTCTAAGGGCATTGATAAGGTTAATGCGATATTTGAGAGATTAAAAAATGCTTTTAAAGGCATAAATTTTGACCCATTACTGAATAGCTTTAAGAATCTAAAGAGTGCATTGGAGCCTTTTATGGGGAATGTCGGCAAAGGTATTGAATGGTTTTTTAATAATGTAATAAAGCCAGTTACAAAATGGACTATTGAGCGAGCGTTGCCAGTATTCTTTAACCTTCTTGCAGGAGCCTTAAAAATTTTAAATCCACTGCTCGAAGGAGCTAGTAATGGGCTAAAGTTCCTTTGGGATAACTTTCTCTCGCCAGTTATGGGATTTGCGGCGGAGTCAGTTGTACATTTTTTTGAAATCCTTGGAGATTTCTTTAACATAGTGACACAAAATGAGGATGTAAATGATATTTTAAAAACTTTAGGTACTGTTATTGGGGTTGTCGTTGGCGTCTGGGCTGCGTGGAATGCAGCATTAATAGCATTTAATGTGATTGGCGGTATTGCGGTTGGGATATTCTCAGTCTTAACATCTCCAATCACAATAGTTATTGGGGCAATAGCTGCGTTAATAGCTGTTATTGTACTGTGTATTAAACATTGGGACCAGATTTGCAAGTTTGTTGGTTTTGTGGTCGGGGAGATAGTAAAATTCGTCTCTAATATGGTTGGCGAGGTTGGTAAATTCTTCGAAAACCTATGGAGTACTATTGTTGGAGTATTCGCAGGAGTTGGAAAATGGTTCTCAGATAGATTTCGTGATGTATGGAACGGCATTACTGGTGTAATTGGCGGTATCGGAAAATGGTTTGGTGACCGCTGGAATGATATTGCTAACATCTTCTCTGGTGTTGGTAATTGGTTTGGAGATAAATTTAGAGGTGCCTGGAATGGGATAACCGGAGCTTTTTCAGGTATTACAAATTGGGCCGGCGATAGATGGAATGATATAAAAAACGCATTCTCTGGTGCATGGCAAGCCTTCAGTGATATCGGTAAGAATATTTGGAATGGGTTAAAAGCCGGCATTGGCGACATCGGGCAAAAGATGAAAGATATGTTTAATGGTGCCGTGGATGGCGTGAAAAAGTTTCTCGGCATTCATTCCCCATCTAAACTCTTCATGAATATTGGCGATTATATGGGGCAAGGTCTCAACATTGGTTTTGAAGATAATTTTGATTCTATGATTAAAAGTGCTGGAGAATTAGCTCACGAAATTGATTCTAGAATGCAAATGAGTATTCCTAAGCCTGCAGATATCGACATTGATATTAATCGTAAGAACTCAGTTATTGGTGGCTATATTGATGACATGAAGTCCGCACCGTTCATTCTTAATATCGACGGCGAAAAGGTATTTGAGGGCGTGGTTAATCGTGCTAATACGCAGACATTTCTAAGGAATATGGGGATTTTTGATATTTAATTCACTATTTCTTATATTTAACGGTGTAGATATTTCCACAATCTTGACAGTAAAAATTATTTCCCCTCTTTTTACCTATAAAACCTGCCATAGTCCCAATTCCACCGGTAAGTACTCCTCCACCAATTGCCTTACCTACGGAAAAACCTTTTTTTGATTCCCCAATAGGCGCAACGTTTAGGCTGTCACATTTTGGACAACGCACATTATTTTTTTCTCTCTTTTTAATTCCAGCAGATCGAAGCATCGTCTTACTTAGTTCATTGCAACTGTCGGAAAACTCTTTTAAAGAATTATTTGCTTTTTGAATTTTTTGAGATAATTCACTTAGTTTCATGGTTCTACCACCTTTAATTATTACTTTTATTAAACTATTACCTTATAAATAAGTCAAACATAGGCAGTATATATAAATTACTAAAATGGTATTATAATTAATCATAATTAGCACTATAAAAGTAAAGGCCTTTTATGCAAAAAACATCTTCAAAAATTAATTCTCAAAGAATAGCGATAGCAATTTCAGCAGGTATTGGCATACTGGCTTGTTTTATGCCTTGGACGAGTTTTCCTATTGTCGGCACAGTGAATGGAGCTTCTGATGATGGTCCTATTTTCGCCGTATTATTGGCGATCCCATTGCTACTAGTACTTTTAGGAGATAAAACTAAGCAAATAGATAAGAAGGTAAAGATAGCCGCTATTCTTGTTGGCATTTTAGTAATAATTTGTGGTATTTTTGTGGAAATTGCAGATTTTAATTATAAGATTGAAACCGCAAAACAAGTCTCTAATAGTAGTATTAACGAGAATAACTATGGATTAAATAATGATAGCAAGAATATTGCTAAAAATATCTCTAACGCAGTGATTTCTTCTGCAAAGATTGAATTTGGACTATATTTATTGATTATCTCCGGTATTTCTGTTGCTGTATGCTCTGGAATTGATTCACTTTTTCAGAACGGCAAAGATGAAAAAGAAAAGAAGTAAATAGTAAATTTTATTTTAGGTCATTTTCTTTATTGGTGGCATATACTTGATATCCACGACATTTTTCGTGAACAAAGCTATAATTAGTCAACTTATGATTATCGTCTATTGTAATTTTTGCGCAATAAGCACCATCCGAGATAGTCAAGACAGATTCTTGCTCACTTTTGTCGTGTTTAATGTAAAAACTACCAGTATTATTGGAGAACCAATTCGCCCCATTAAATTTTGACTTTACTAAGGCACTTAAATCCAATAAGTCTTTACTAGGAATATCGCGACCAGATTCAATACTGGCGTCAATTGCGTGTTTCTCCATTTTTATAACTATTAGTTTTTGATTTGCCTCTTCCGCAAGACTTTGGCCGGTGATTTTCTTATTTTCTGTTTTTAGATTTTGACCAGTAAAAGCTAACAAGCAAATAACTATAGCAATAAATATTGATACAATAATGATTGTTTTTGACTTTTTCATGATTCTACCACAGTTAATTTTTACCCCAAATATACAACAATCCCCATAGCTTGCAAGTATAAGAGGGGAATCAAGAAAGGTACTCCGAAGAGTACCTTTGTAGCAGCGTATACGTCGGTGCAGGGATATACTACACTTATTAACTAAAGCTCAGTATACGACTTACGCTTGTTTATATTCTACCCCAGAATGTCGTGGTTGCCTAGCATATACTAGACAATAAGCATAACAATAATCAATGCCATAAGCTATTGAGGTAATGGTTTTCTGTAATCTTTAAAAAATTGCTGTGGAAAACGCTTTACTTGTGCAAAAATGTGCTATAATAAGCTCAGTCTAGGCTTTTAATGAAGCCGTGGAGGTAAATAATACACGCGCTGTGGTGGCGTAGATTAAAGTATTCATTAAAAATTTTGACTAGTCCCGTGTCAACATGAGGCGTAGGTTCTAAACAACCACCTGGTCGTCAGGCCAGTAATGAATCGCCTAAGCCTCATGCTGGTACAGGACTTTTTTATTACTAGAGTTGCATCAATTAAAATGCTAGTACTTTTTAGAAGATAAACACTTGAAAATAAAAAAGAAAATGTATCAGGCTACTGGGATAGGCCCAGAGTAATTTAACAAGATAGAAAGGGGTATTTCTAAATGAAGGAAATATTCTGCCGTTATATAAAGAAAAACGGTCAAATTATCTATCCAAAAAAAGAAAAATTCTTCCATTTTTGGGTAGAAGATAATGAAAAAGATCCGGTCGTTGAACCGAATCTGATTCATGTAGAAGAATAGGCTCGAAATCTATTCATTTTCCGTGCAGTTACTAGCGCTGCACGGATATATCTTTATTACACTTACCCTAAAATAAAAATATAGCTGTGAAGCTCTATTTATATATTATTTAAAGAACGTGTTTGTTTTTTGTTTGTTTACATTGTCAATATATATTCTAACAAAAAATGATAAATTGTACAAATATTTTATACAAACTTACCATACAGCAATAAAAATAAAAGATAGGCACATTAACATTAACTATGCCTATCTCTAATAAAAAGTATGTATATGAAATAAATTTGTTTTAATATATCACTATTCGGACTCAAAAACAACTGTTTGTTTGAATTTCTTGCCTTGTCTATCTATTTCATTAAAAGCGAAACCAAGCAACATATTGATTGTCATGTTGATAGACAGGTTCTGTTCCTTAGATAGTGTATTAATTCTATTATATAATTCTGGGTGCATTATTCTTAATGCGACAGGTTTCATTGTTACGCCCTTCCTCTCCCCCAAAAAATAATTATTATTTTCTCACCTACAGTAGATTCTGCCGACCGACAAGCAGGAAAATTAGCTTAGTAAATTCACGTTCTAATAATCTATAATTACCGTCCTTACGTGACCAAGCGGCATTATTTTTCCGTATATTTGTTTAGAAAGTGTTTGTATTATTTTAAGATCTTCATTCCCATAAGATAAGACATGAACTCGTAGGTAATTATCTGTTTTGTCTGAAATCTCGTAAGGAAAATAGTTACTGATTAAATTTAGAATTACATCCCAGTCGCTAGATCTTTCGGAACGAATGGAAAATTCTATTATCTTAAAATTTATTTCATGTTTCATACTTTTTAGTGGTCGGCTTTTTAAATCTACTAGCAGAGGTTTTCCTGCTTACTTTGATTATATCAAATATAATATCATTGTCAATATCAAATATGATAAAATGTGTTAAATAAACTTAGTAATTTTAAATCTGCTATAATATAAATAAATCTACGACCTTGCAGTTATTGCGGGTCGTTTTTATTGGAGCAATTATGACAATTTCAGGGGATTTGTTAAAAATAAACGGCAAAACGGTAGCAGGGCTTAAAACATATAAAATTACTCGTGCCAAACTATATTCAGACGCTGGACGTAATCTCAATGGTGGACTATCTGCGACATTCATTGGGGTATTCCCAAAACTAGAGCTAGAAATTGGCGGCATCTTAACCAAAGAACGCGTTTCTGAACTCTGTGGGCTGCTAGACCAAGGTTTCTTCAATGTCGAATACTACGACCCTAAGACTGGAACAACCAGAAGCGGTACTTACTACGCATCAGATTATTCAGTAGAACTCCTAGAACGTCAAAGAGGGCTATACAAACCATTCACGGTTAATTTAATCCCAATGGAGAAAGCATAATGATTAATGTATCAGATAACTTTAAACAGGCCATGAAGAAGCCTGTAAAAACAATTACGGCTTCTATTGCATTAGATGACGGAACAGTCATCACTGGTAGCGATAAGCTAATTAAGGTCACCATTGATTCGTCTGGCCATTTGTTTGGTACTGCTACTTCTGTAATAAATGTTGAGTTATTCGGTACAGATTACAACCTAGTCGATCATACTTTTAGTGTGATAGCTAAAACTCTTGTCGATATTGAGAATGACATTTGGGAAGAAGCAACACTTGGGTTATTTTACGTAGAAGAATCCACTGCGGATTTCGAAAAGAAGGCCACCAAAATCAAAGGCTACGACCTTATGGGTAAACTTGCTAAAACTCCGTACAATTCCGGCACGATTCAATTCCCTTGTACTATTAAGGAGCTAATTAATCAACTTGCAGAGCGCTTCGAGTTTACAATCGATACTGATCTCGATAACCTACCAAATATTACCTATCAGATTCCTGAAGACCTGTATGCGAAGATCTCGAATTGTACCTACCGTGATATTCTAGGTGAGATTGCCGGAGCTACTGCTACAATCGCAGTATTTAATGGTAAAACTTTATCGTTTAGAGATTGTAAAAAGAAGTCAGATGAAGACGAAATCTGGACTTATGATAATCTCAAGACCTTAAAATATAAGCCAAAATATGGTCCAGTGAATAGCTTGGTATTAGCTCGTACGCCCCAAGAAGACAATATTGCAACATCTGACAATGATTCTATTACGACTAATGGTCTTACCGAGGTTAAGTTAGCTAATAATGAGATTTTGGATGATGATAGAAGAAAACTAATTACTCCGATTTTTGACTCAGTGAAAGATTTTTCACATCATCCGTTTGAAGCTGAAACTACCGGCCATGGCTGGTATAAACCTGGTGACATTGTATCAGCTCAAGCTGGTGGCGGACTGATGAACGGGAGGGCTACTGGGTGGCTTGGCCAGGAGAAGTTCTTAGGCAAAAATCTCATAAAATTTAATGCTAATTTCACATCTAATGACATCTCAGTTAAAACAAATTCTTATGGTCGTATTACTGAAGCCAAAGGCACAATGACAGCTGGCTGGGCGGTAGTGTCTAAATTTTATGATGAGGTTTTATTCCCTGCTGGAAGGTATACTTTTTCAGTAGATAGACCACTTAACCATAGAGTCGCTATTGCTGGGAATGGTATTGGCGGTTTTATGGGTGGGGCGAATTTGAATGCTGGTGAAACTAAAGTGACTTTTACCGCCAAAGTTCCATTTGAAATAATGCGACTTGTTGTTAATGACCCTGTCGGTACAAATATCGACCTCGGTGCATTTACGCCTAAATTATCGCTTGGCGATACTCCAACCGATGAACCATATATCGGTGACGATACTTCAGCTGGTTATAAAAATATGTTCGATGAGTTTTCTGGACTTCCTGTGAATAAAAATGGTTTATCTTTAATCAACCAAGATGGGGTTTTAAAACTTTTTGGCACACCAGACAGAGACTGGGTACAACTGGTCAGCCGTGATATTACAGGTATTTTGATGAATAACAGACCGTATACGATTGTCCAATATAATACCCCTAATACTAAGTTTTATGTTGAGATTTCTGCTCGTAAAAAAGACGGTAGCGGCCATGATGTAATTGGCAATAAGACGTCTAGAACTCATAATTTTACTGCCAACTTTACTCTGTATGACCGTTACAACATGGTAATTATGTGTGGTAAACAGGACGATACCACCCCACTACCTCTATATGGTAACTTCGGACTATATTATGGTACTTTTAATGAAAATAACCTGCCTGAATATACCCCTTATCTTACTTCGTTAGTTTCTCCAAGACCAATTGCACCCGCAAAGGTAAACGAGATAATATATAAACAATATACTTTAGACACTAACTTATACAGACCAAAAGAAAATTATACCTCTAATGGTATTACTCATACGATCTTGCCGGATGGAACGATTGAGTCTAAAGGGACAAGCACTATTAGCTGGTCTACAATTGGCAATTATCAGTTAGTTTTAGAGCCTGGAATCTATGAATTTAGTAGAAGCGGTGCTGATTGGTCTGTATCTCTTGACTCTAATACCGGTAGAAATCATACATTAGCCTCAATGAGATCGGGGCAAGAAAGAACGATCTTTGAGATCACGAAGAAAGAAACTGGCGTTTATTTAGCTTTTCTACCTGGAGCTGGCAGTACGATGAATAATATTGCCAAATTTAGTATCAAGAAGGCTATTAGCGCGGTAGTCGCAGTTACCGATAAAAACTTGTTAAAAATTGGGACTGGCAATACTTCAAATGGCCTTATCTCATCAATTGCAGATGACGGAACCGTCACCTACTCTGGACAAATGACTAGTAGCTGGGCAAACATTACTAGCTATATTGATTTTGATCGTCCACTACCGTCTGGTACATACACATTATCTATCGACCATCCTAAATCCCATAGAATTATCTTCAAATATAAGATGGCTAATGGTGTGACTTCAGAGGTTATTGCCAATTATACGGCAACTTCAACTTCTAGAACTTTTACCACAACGCAGCCAATTGTTGCTGGATACTTATATATTGCGGCAGCAAATGGCTCAATATTAAATGATACGGTTAAGGCTCAGTTAGAAATTGGAGATATGGCTACTGATATAGTAAGCTACGAGGAACAGAAATTTGCTTTACCTGAGGATGATAATTTATATAAACTTACAGACGATATTTATGATGAGATTAAGCTAGAAAATGGCGTAGCTAGATTAATAAAACGAGTTGGAAAGCTAGTCCTCACTGGCGAAGAGAATAGTCTTCATTATTACTACACTTCAAAGGCTGGGACTATCGGTTTTAAATATAAAAATCCATCTGGCGAGATGATTTTTACGCAACAGAACTCTAAAGCGAATATTATTTGCTCACATTTGATCGCTATCAATGAGGATGCTGTATATACAACAAGAGAAAATAAAACGGGTATAGCAATCTATGGTGGCCATAATAATTTTCCAAAATATTCTAGTACAATTGGTTTCTGGTTCACCGTCCCTGAACAACTCAACCTTGGTATTACAGATGTGGCTTCATTCAAGAACTGGCTGAAAGCTGAGAAAGCTAAAGGTACGCCAGTAACCATCTACTACGAATTGAAGGAGTCTCAAATCACCGAACTTGGCCGCACGAACCTAAACCAGGTTTATGTTACAGACACTCATCTAGAGCTTGGCAATGGCATCAAAGAAACTATTAAAGGTATCGCCCCAACCGCTACCCAAACAGATTACGCAAGAGCCGGTGGGATCACCAAGACAATCTACAATACCGAAATTAAAGTCGATAAGCAAAAGCAAGAGATTGAATCTATCGTTTCTAAACAAACACAAGTAGACCAACAGATAGCGGATGAGTTTTCGAAGATTACGCAAAATATTAAGAACGTAGTCACTACAATTCAAACTACGGGTGGTGGTAACCTTATCAAGAACTCAGTAGGTTATGCCAAGAATCAAGATGGAACGTTAGTAGAATGGACTAAGAATAACACTGGTGAAATTAAAAGCTATACTAGCCCAGAATCCAAATCTTATGGTGCGATTTCCGGTAATGCGATTGAACTAAAAAAGGGCGCTAGCATCACTCAGAGGCTAAATGCAGCATCTAGTGGCAAAATACCCTATTCTCTATCCTTCAAATGTAAAAAAGGCGCTATTGGTACCGCTACGGTTAAATTAAGCAACACTATCGATAGTTTCGTAATTACAATACCTGAAGGCAAAGAGATCGTCTGGCAGAATTACGACCTTACAAAACTTGATCCAAGTATGAACTACCTAGATATTACCGTATCGACCAGCAATAACTGCGAACAATTCTTAATTACTGACCTTATGGTGAACATGGGTGACCAATCAATTCCTTGGGTGCAAGCTAACGGTGAAATCCTTAATACTCAGGTAGCGGTTAATGACCAAGGTATGATGGTTTCTTCCAGCGTTTATTCTGGGGATTATGTTCAAATCACTCCTCTAGGGATGAGTGGCCACTCTAATGTTACTGGCACAGATGAAGAGGTCTTTAAGCTAAATCGTGATACTACGGAGACCTCTAAGCTAAGTGCTAGAAAAGAGATCACTATGGACCCGATTAAAATTATCCCAGTAAAAGATGGTGATATGGCAGGTTGGAACTTCGTAGGATAGGAGGCAAAAATGAATAACGGCAACTTCGAAACAAGAAACACAGGCGGTTCTGGATATCCTAACCGTCTTAGATTCGAGTGGTGGCTGATCGGGCAAGATATTGCCGGTAATCGCTCTAGAGTGGGGTTTAAACTCTTTGGTACCGGCGGAACTACTACAGGAGCTTGGGTTAAGCTATTTAAAGCTTATGCTAATGTGGCAGGTCAGACTTGGAGTACCGGCGCTCATAATCTCTATAATGGAACTGTTTTAGTCCAAGGTGATAAATGGATCAGTCATAACGCTGATGGCACTGGCTGGTTTGAGGCTTATGCAGACGGTGCTATTTATGGAGCAGGATATAACTCATTCGGCAAAAGAGGCTGGAACTTACCTACTATTCCTAGAGCATCACAACCATCTATTAAAACGTTCCCGAATAACACGCCTGACTTTAATCTAGGCGAGACAATTACGATCCATATGAATGCTGTGAACGGTTCGTTCAGACACACGGTTTACTTCTTGTATGGAGATAAAACCTATAAAATCGCCGAGAACGTAAATGCTAATTGCCAATTCAATACGAATCTAGTAGCTGAAGAGATTTATAAGATTACGACATCTAAAAAGGCTTACTCTGGGCAGATTAAGGTTGATACGTTCTTAAATGGCAGTTTAACAGGGAGTAAGACATGCCATTATAATGCACATCTGGTAGATATTGAGCCTACTTTTACGGACTTTACTTATTTTGATTCTAACGCTACAACTAAAGCTATTACTGGCAACGACCAAATATTTATTCAAGGTCAATCAAAGTTATCCGTGAAAATTTCTAAAGAGAAGAAAGCTGAAGCTAAAAAATACGCCACTATGAGCAAATACTTAGCTTCCGCGTTCGGCGTATCCATCACAAAAAACTATTCGGCAACTTCCGATATACAAATTGATATTGGAACGGTTAATGCTAGTACTAACCAGGTTGTGAGTGTGTCAGCAATAGACTCTCGTGAGTTTTCTACTACAAAGACTAAGAATATCACTGTAATCCCCTACTCAAGACCAGTTCTAAACATATCCGCTGGTCGTAAGGGTAATTTCGAAAATGAGACTATTGCAAAAATTAGCGGCAATATTGCCTCTTTAAAAATTGGTAATGCTGAAAAGAACGGCGTATTAAGCCTAAAGTGCCGAACCAAGTCTAGTATGGATTCTAATTTTGGTCCCGCACAAAACGTACCATTTACCATTGGTTCAGATATGATATTAAGGGTGCCAGATTTTCATATTGCTTTAGACAATACTTTAAAGCACACACTTGAATTTGAAGTTATAGATAAGCTATCTAGTGTTAAGGTTTATGTTGAAATTGATGTTGGTATCCCTATTTTTAGAATATCTACGAAAACTAAGAAGCTCTATAACAATGAAGAACGGATACTAACAGAAAGAGATACTATACCGGCCAATAAGATTGAGGGAGTTGTGTTGTCCAAATACTCTACAACCGCCACACCGTGTGGAGTGTTAGACGACGGTAAACTAATATATCGTAAGGTGATCAGAGGGACTGGTGATATTCCAAACTCAATCCCCTTCCAGGCCTTTACTTATATAATCGCTGCGTCCATGACCGCGCAACATAACAGCACAGGCAATAACTGGCGCAGTATCCCATGGCTTTATAATAGCACCGACACTAATTGGTCCGGGGGCTTCGTCATTAACGGCGATAATAGACAAATTCTAACTCAAATCGGGAGTGAACTTCGCAAATGTAAGTCTTGGTGTATTGTTATCGAATTTTGTGTTGATTAATTATGATATAATACTTATGGCTACTCCAGTTTTGCAACTTTCTGGGCGAGAAGTAGCAAAACTCATTTTTCTCTGCTCTGGTATAGCTTATGTTATAATCAAAGCAAATCTACGACTACGTTTCCAAGCGTAGTCGTTTTTTATTGGAAAGGAAAAAACAATGCTAGATAAAATTATTGCAGCTGCGGTTGGAGCAGGCATTTTAGGATCTGCATATCTGCTAGATCTTCTTATTGGAATAGTAAAAGTTATCTTTACCCGCAATCTGAAATGGTCATGGAAAAAGATGTTCCAAGACCTAGTTAAGGCTATCATTTGGGCTACTGGAGTTATAGGAACAGTAGCTTTACTCGAAATTACAAACTGGTATGCTAAAAAAGTTGGAGCTGATATGTCATTTTTGCAAGATGCTTCGTTCCCTATTCTAATTGCTGGCATCTTAGGTGGAGTGGGATGGTATTTAACTAATACTATCAAAAACATTGTTGCTTTCATCAATAAGAAGACAGAAGTAAAAATAGACGAGTCTCAAGCAGATTATACAGGATTAACTTCTGATGTTGTAAAGACGGCTAAAGAAATTGCAGAGCTCATCACTCCTAAACATACTGTTAATAATATTCAGACAGATGAAAAAGCTAAACCTACAGAAGAAGAAATTGTAGAAATCGGGCAAGGAGGAGATAACCCTTTATCTAGGAGACTGCCTGATGGTGATAACGATTATGGTAAGGGGTGGCAATGTACTAAATATTCATGGTATCTAGCTTCAGGTATTCGAATGAATTATGCTCCACATCCGGATTATGGCCCATGTGATGGTCAAGATATGGTAAATTATCTCGTTAATAAGCTTGGTTGGGTACGATGCGGCAAACGTAATGGTGCTATTTTTGCATATTCTGCAGGTGCTTATGGCCATACTGGTAATGTTGTAGATGCAGCAAATAATATCGTAAATGATGCCAACTGGACGCCACTTCGCGTTTCTACTCATTATCTTAATCTTGATGCTGTGGGAGCTGTTTATGCGTGCCCTAAATCTATGCTTGAAGTTGAGAAGCCTAAACCAGCTTTAGTTCCTGCAATTCCTACTCCTGCACCACAGACAACTCCAAATAATGAAGTTAGCTACACTTATCAAGCTGGTGATACTTTTGGTGCCGTAATTCTTAAACTGGGTCTTCAAACTAATCATGGTTTATGGGACAAGGATAATGGAGATGTAGCTTTTTACACAAATCAGCTTCATGAACAAGGTATTTATGGGAATATTCCAGTTGGTACGACTATTAAGTTGAGGCGAAGACAATAATGAAAATTGCGGTGGAGGATATTACAGCGTTTATTTCTGTAGTGGCTGGTGTAATTACGGGAGGGCTTGTAATCTTTAAGTTTGTAAGCTCTGTCGTACAAAAGTGGGTGGACAATCTGCTCAAGCCAGTCAACGCCAAGATAGACGAGTCAAATAAGGCTATCATGGCCAGGCTCGATGCGAACGCTGAAGAAATCAAACAAATGCAACTTGAACAATACAAAAACTTCTTAACTAGATATCTTGCCGATATTGAACGGGACACTCAATTAACAGAAATTGAGCTTGAACGTTTTAACGACATCTATACGAAATATACGAACCTTGGCGGCAATTCATATGTCCATCGTAAAATTGACAAATTGAAAGAACAAGGTAAACTATAACCAGGAGCAAGAACTACTAAGTGTTGCTGAGAGATTTATAAAGACCTAGAGATAGGTCTTTATTTTTATTTATAATAAAAAGCCCCTAAATAGGGGCTAAGGGGAGGAATTATGCAATTGTTAAAAACTTATCTATTAATGGAATTACTTTTGTGCCGTCTTTAGCGTAAGCCAATAAGTATTCGTGCTGATTCTTATCTATCAGATCCATCACATTCAGCCCAATCTCATGGTCACCATCAAACTCGACTTCGAGATTATAGTTGAATACGGTGTTATCCTGAATATCTTTGAACCTGCAGTTAAACCCAGCTAAGCAGTACTTAAACTCACCAATTCTTTCTTGAGAAATTGATACATCAACAATAAAATGCAAACGCATATAAAATCACCTCCTTATAAAGTTCTCCCACTTATGTTTAAGTATAACAGAAATAAATATATAACAATTAAAGTTAGACCAATAGAGACGGAAAGACTAGTTTATCCAGCTTAAGATATAACAGTCGGTTCAACTTGATATAACAAAAAATAACCTCTTGAATGGGTTACTTTTGATTTTGAAAAGGTAAAAAATAATCTTGCATTCTTATTGAAGCATATTTTCTAAGCTCTGCTGATCCATGGCTTTTTTGCTAGTATACTCAAGGACCTTCTCTATAAAATATTCATTAGTAATTTTACCGGTTCTCTTAGAGAGCTTTTGTTGCGTACGGAGTCTCACATAGAGAATATCCTCGTGAAATAATCGAATTTCTCCACCTTTTAATTTATTTATAAAATCTTCGTCTTGAATAGTAGTGGGATAAAGCTTATTGTCCTTACCTGCTATGAATGTGTACTGCCTCTCTCCTCCAGAATACGAACCACGCTCCGGTTTAATATAGAGCGTAGTGACATTTTCAATCTTATTAGAATCATCATCAAGTTCAGTCTTGTTATATTCCTCAAACAACTGTAGATCTTCAGGAGATGTTAGTATCTTTTTATCTCCATACTCAGTCTGTAAGCTAACGCCAGCTACACCAGAGATGTTTTTCATCGGAATTGTAACTGAACCATATATGGCTTTCTGAATATTCTCATTCTGAATGAACCTATGCGTTTCGGCATTTACTTCTTGCTCTTGCCCTTCAGAATTGTAGTATAAAATTTTTTGGTTCTTAATTTTAAACTGATTAACCTTACCTTTAACAAATTTTATTATAGTAATTCCAAAACCTATTAATGTTATGAGATTAATCAAAGCAGATGTTTCACTTCCAGTTAACAAGCCAACTGCAGTTTTAAGCAAAAGATCTATTTCAAACGAACCAGCTTTAAACGGTTTAACTTTAATATCAAGCTCACCAGTAGCCAAGCATATCTGTCCTGATTCTTTTACTAATAACCCAAGACTTTCTAATGTTGGAATGATCTCAAATAAATCAACTCCATTTTGAGGGTCTACACCCTCTAGTTTGTAAATTAAAACTTGTTTTTGCATGTTTGTTTTTATATTTATTATTACTTTCATTATCATTTTAACATATCCAATATAAAATGAGATTAGTATGTGTAAATAGGATTGTAGTTTTTTTCTCAATCATGGTTTATATCTAAGTAATATTTTTACGCTCTGCATTTAACTCTTTAAATACTCATCAATTATCTCCTTACAATTCTCAAACCCTATTCCAAATTCAGCTTTATACCCCTCTCACGTAGTTTTTCAAGTATCTCAGCCTGTTCTTCAATATGTTTATCAAACCAATCTCCCTTTTTGCGGATTTTAGTGTCGCCTTTCAAGATCTTTTTTGCATCTTTATCACGTTTTAGTTTTGTGCCGTCTTTTTTAATTTCGATATAGAGTCCGAAATAAAGCCCCCACTCACGTACAGGACTATTCCAATCCACTCTTTTGGTATTAGTTTTGCAACTTTAATGCCGTCTGGTTCATCATGATTGAAGAATTTCGGAATACACCTCTGCACGAGGACTCCATCATTATCAAACACGATACCACGAGCGTTTAGGGTGCAGTTATTCCACAGGCTCTCGAATTGAGTGAACTCTGTGTACTGATAAATTGTCATATCTTCATATGTCTGGCTTCTTATCAAACCTTTCTTAACATATTCATCAAATGCTGCTTTTGTTGGTAACATTGTTACTCCTCTTCATTTGATTTAATTAAGTGATTAATCTTAAATAAAGCCTCTTGAGTCTGCTGGCTATGTATTTGTAGTGCCGATCTAATAACCAGTAGATCCTCATGGCTCAAATCAGCTTCATTCGGCAGTAAGATAATGTCGTCCATTTTCATTTATTTCTCCTTATTTGCCCCACATTTACCGCATTTACCATCTATCGTGTGTGTCATGCACCAGCAATTTTTACAGAGGCTAATTATCATTTTCTGCTTCCTTTTTCGACCAATATATTGGCTCACGAGACTCAAAAATTGATAGAATTAGTTCCATCCCGTTATAGAGACCTTTCATATATTCGTCTGTAATATTTTTACTTTGTATCTCAATAAGGTTATTGGCTTCTTTTAATTTCTTAGTGAATTGATCATTCTCCATTTTTATCCTCCTCTAATAATTCAGGATTGTGGTGAATATCACCGATGATCTCATACTGACTCGATAGACGTCTAGCCAAGACAAACACCTCTGTACATTTCGGTTCAGTTAGTAAACCTATATATGGACTAGCCTTGTCCTCAACGACAACGAAATTATCTATAAAACGTTTATCATGCGGAAATCTCATCCTTATGATATCGCCAACATATATCATCTTTCCATTCTTATCTAGAACGCCAGTAGCATGTTCAACGACAAAGTTTTTTTGATTAACATATTGTATTTTGGCACTGTATCCTGCAAAGTTAAAAAACATTAACTTGCCATTACTATCAAGGAGAAGAAAATCAGATAATCCATAATCATTGGTTTCTTTATCTAGAACCCTAAATCCTAATTCACGCATTTTACTCCTTTAAATTCAATTTCTCTCATACTAGTTCCCTATATACTCGATTGTCTCGATCTTTTATATAACCTCTTCTTTCAAACCACTTATCCAATCTATCGTTCATAACCTCGCCTATTACTAATTTTAGGTTGCTGTCTCTTGCGAATTTCTCAAGAAGCTCAATGAATTTTAAGAACTGGCCATTGTGCATTTTGCTATTGTTAATGGCTAGTAAGTTCACCACGCTCTCATCTGACAGACAGAAAAGACCATAGAGGCTACCATGCGTGAATGTATAGTAGTGATCATCCCCGAAAAATTTCGATATTGGGTATTCCGCATAGCGTTTAACTAATGGCAATACATTGCGGGAGCTACTCATTCTGTCTCCTTTATTATGCCGTCGATGGCCTCTTTGCAATCTTTTTCAACGTCTTCTACTCTCCATTTACGTCCATCCATGAAATGTCCAGAGAGGTTTATAAAATCTGTACAGTGGGCGTAATCCCATCCTAAATACCACCCCTCTAGTAATCCGTATCTCTTGTCTAGATCTTCCCCGCTGAACGTAAAACCTCCGTAGACTAGGCGTTTATCGTCTATTTCGAGGTGGTCTTTTTTGTAAAATGGGTGGCTTTTTGGAATTTTAATATATGCATTCGGGTGACTAGCGCACCATACAATGAAGAATTCAAAGCCAGAGTGCTTACCTTTCTTTATTGTCTCTACCATTGGCGGTTTAGCCATGTCGTAAAGCTCTGCTAGTCTATCCATTAATCTTTCTCCCTTTTAGCCTTACTATTTCTTCTAAATTCTTCTTCTATAATTTTATCGATTCTAAATCTTAGTTTAGAGATCTTATATCTCAGCCTGTCTATTCGCCATAATCCCCAAAGGGATATAGTTATTAAGATTAAGTTCACTACTAGTATCACTGAAGTTATTATGATTACTACTGTGGACATTATGCTTAAAATTTCCATTTATTTACTCTTCAAACTCCTCAATTTCCATTTCATTATCGCCAATTCTGAATTCATGGACGTCATATGGGTATTTTTCTCCTACAATATAGGAACACTCTTCAAACCGCTCTTTGCGCTCGTCTTCCTCCATACTATCCCATTCTTCTTTAGTAAGTTCTAACTCCTGATATCCATTATCAATAACTCCATCGAAGTATTCAAATTCTCGCGTTATTCTTACCATCTTAGTCATTTTTTACTCTCGCTTTCACAAAGGCTTTAATTTTTAATAATATTCTTTTTCTAATCGCCCATCTTGCATGTTCTTCTACTTTTGAGAATTTGTTGTAGGCAGATTTTGGTTTCAATATACCTCTTCTGATTACATCTCTCCCATCTCGTATTTTCGCACGGTCTCCCACTGTTCTTTGTGTTCTTCGAGGGATTTTTCTAATGCTTCTCTAGACCTGAAGTAGATTAGCCCTGGGTAGTACTGTGGCACAATCTGAGTCAACCATCTATTGACCCCGTAGACGTAATAACCAGTCCAATTTTTACTGTCCAGTATAAACTTCCCGCCCTTGGCGTCATCTAACAGCACTTGACGAGCAATATCGTATTCACGTTTAGCTTCAAGTTCTTCTACCGTACGACCGTAGTTGCCCGTCTTGTAGCGATAGTCGTCTTCTGGTTGTCTAGTATCCCTAAAACAGTGAACAGAACCAGACCAATTTATAGCATGATATTCATCGCCTTCTTCTGCTCTCCATCTCTTAGGTTCAGTGATTTCCTCGAACCAATCGTCAAAGTTATTAATTTCGCTAACTGCAAACCATGAGCCAGTCAGACATCCATCTGGGACAACTTGAACTAATTCTTTATAGTCATTAAAGTTATCACCCTCCTCCACAAAGATGATGCCAGCCTTCAGGGTTGGAGTGTCTTTTAATAATTTATAGCGTTTCATCGCTCCTCATTTCTCAAATAATTAATAATTTCTTCTCTTGTTCCCTCAAAACGAGTTTTGCTGTGTTTTCCAGCGAGAAATCCTAGAGTTAAAATAATGAACATAACATCTACGACCGTAGATCCACCTAAAAACCAGTGATTAAATAGAAGCAATCCAGCAAACATTAAGAACGTAACAATATCCTTAATAATCGAACCTAGTACTGATTCATTTATAACTATGTATTTGATTTTGTCATTATCCATATAACTCTCCTTAATAACTAATTGGGAACATATCTGATCCACTTGACTTACTGGGTAATATTACAGACACATCTAAGTCCGTAACGCCTTGCTTCATAAGATATCTTTTTGTTTTTAATATCTCGCCAAGATTCTTATGCTGTTTTTCGTGCTTTATTCCATCTAGCCCGACATAACGAATTATGTAGCTAGTTGGGAGTGGCGGTTTTACTTGATTTCTTTTCATTTTGTCTTCATATCCCTAAATCTACTATCAGGACCTTGACTCAAAAGTAGCTAGGGTGGGTATGAGCTACTCGGATAGGCATAAAGGTACTCAACTTTTTTTATCTATCCTGAATCTACGACTTGATCCTGATAGTAGTGTGGCTGCGTCTAAATTGACATTTAACTAACTATTTACTTAAGGGGGTATTTTGCCAGCACCACATTATTATTTTTTCTTATATTCTTCATTAAGCTTAATTAGCTTAACCATATACCCGTTAAGCTCTGTTTTTAGCAGTGTTAATTTACTCATTTTTCTCCTTGATTAATTGTTTTGTTGATTTCTGCATTCCACCAATCTGGATAATCAATCTGTTTGTCTTTAGAAATATTTACGGCTTTTGCGTTAAGCTTTTTCTTAATTTCTTCCGTAATGACTTTAATTGTTTTATCTATTCTAAGCACTGGATTTAATGCTTGATAGTTTGCTTTAAGTTCATCTAGTGTCTTACAATTCTGTAATCTATCAATAGCGCTATCAACTGAATCCTGATATAGATCATCTTTATATTGATCTAGTTCACTTACCATGCTCTCAGCAATCTTGCCAGTAGATGAATATCCAAGATTAGATAAGGCTCTACCTATAGCCATAGTTTCGAGTTTTTCAAAGTCTTTATCGTTGGTTATTGTCTTTTGAGCTGTTGCTTCTGCGTCTGCTGTTAAGTAGATTAGCTCTTTAGATATCCCATTAATCAATGACTGAATAACTTCTGTTTTATCCCTCCATAAGAAAGCCTTAAAGACTGTCTTATTATTCTCGTTCTTATAGCTTGTTAAGATTTTAGAGTTTGGATGATTAATCCTAAAAGCCTCTAACCTATCTGTTACTTTTGCATAATCTATACAAATCTTTTTAACTTCATTAGTCTTTTTATCTGTAAATGTTTTTTCGATTTTAGATACTTTGACGGAGTTTAGCATTTATTTTTTCTCCTCAAGATCCTAACCATTACAATTTTAGGATCCCCCGATTGTTCAATACGTATTCTCATTTTTCTCCTTTTAAACTCCAGGTAGGTTTGAGGCTCTCATTTATCTACGATAGTAGAAATTTGTTAGGATTTTCTCGTACATTAAAATCGAAATTATGAGGAACTACAAAAACTGCCCGTTCTGTCTGAGGGTTGAAAGCCCCAAACTCACCCGAAGTTGTTTAATTTAATTTGATATTCCAAGTTTTTAAGATTCTAAAACTAGGCGCACCATAGCTGTTTTTTGTTCTATGGAAAATTAAAATTTATGCACTTTAATTCCCCAACAAAAGAAAAAATCAGGGCGTAATACCCTGATCTAGAAATAAAAAACACCCCGAAAGGTGTATTAAGTAATCAAATTATGGTGCGAGCTAAGAGACTCTAACTCTCGACCTCTTCCTTGGCAAGGAAGCGCTCTAAACAACTGAGCTAAGCTCGCATCTGTTTAGATTATAGATGAATTTGATTTTAAATTCAAGGGTTTTTTGAATTTTTTATAGCCTAAACAGTTCTGAAAAATTATTTCTGAGTAAAGTAGCCGGGATTACCTGGAATATCGATATGGGCATAATCGCTGTTGTAGTTTGGCCAAGCGTAACTGGTGCCATTTCCTCCGACAATATTAGTCGTATGCTCAAACATCTTCTGGGATGCAGGACTTAATCCTGCAACGGTAACGCTTGGTGAAACTAGAATAGTTTTCATTCCAGCATCAGTAAACATAGCTTCGGCCGTAGTTAGACTACGAGTATCAAAACTTGAAATATCTAAGGTACCATTACCTGGGTTTTTCATGGATGATAAGAACATATTTTTCATATTAGTTACCTTGCGAGTATCAAAGGAAGAAATATTCAAATTAATCAGATTAGCTTGACCTTGGAACATAGCCTCCATAGTTACAACATTACTTGTATCAAAATTCGAGAGGTCAAGATTTTGAAGAGCTGGCACAGCAGACCAATGAGAGAACATAAATGACATATCAACAACATTATGTGTACGAAAGCTAGAGACATCAATACTAGATAAGGCGGTCATCTCCTCAAACATGTATTTCATATGGGTAGCATTTGAAGTGTCAAATTCACGGAGATCAAGGCTTGTTAGGGCATGACAATGTGAGAACATGAACTCCATGATACGCGCATTTTTAGTAGTAAATCCTGCGTGCTGAAAATTCCTTAGATCAGTAAGACGGCCAAACATCGCCGCCATATCGATAGCGGAATCATTCTGCCAACCAGAAACATTGAGATCAGTAATTTCCTCACTGTAGACAAAAGTACTATTCATATTGGTAACATTGCGAGTATTCCAACCAGAAAGATCCAACTGTCTTACATTCTTCAATCTGGCAAAAGTAAAAGATAGGTTAGTGACACGGCCGACATCGAAGTGGCGAACATCAATACTAGGAAGATGTGAGCCTTGGAACATCCCCTCCATGTCTCTGACATTACTAGTATTAAAATGTGAAAAATCGATTGGTGACGGACTAACTGAACCGGTATTTGGGCCATCACTACCAAACATATGACTCATATCTTCGACCTGAGAAGTATTGAGATTCCCTATGTTTAAATCTTTAACTAACTTCTTTCCACTATGAAACATATATCTCATATCTTTAGTCTTACTAGTATCAATCTCGGTCGTATCGATAACAGACACATCCTTATTTCCATCGTTAAGGTCATAAAACATAAATCCAGCATCAACGTTTGCATATGAGATATCTGCGTCACTCCACCAGAGTAGGGTTTTATTAGTAGCATCATACCAGAGATATATTGGCCGACCCGAATCGGGAGTAGAGACGATCCTTGCTAAAGCTGGATTAGTAGGAGCAACCGATGAACGCTTAAATACATCAATATCATTAGCTGGGGCAACATCTCGGACTATCTTATTGAAAACAGGCCCCTCAACAAAGGTGGCTGTGGCTGGAACATAATTGGAAATGACCGTGAAGGCAATCTGCTTAGAATAGGTCCCCGCAAGAAGGTCTGGTCCGGATTTAACCCCAAAATCAATAAAATACTTAAGGCCAAAACTAGAATTTCTAGTAAATAGAATGTCTGGGGTGCTGGCCTTAGGGATTGGAAGATAATTCCCGGTCGACATAGAAGAAGCACGAGAAGCACGATAACCCCAATTCTTAGGACTAAAGGAAGTATCCGACAGTGAAGTAGTTATTGAGGTAATCTTTTGAGTAATGGACGAATCGGAATGATTAAGATTAGTATCTTCATCAATGCTGGAAATATAGCCAGTAGCACCGGTAGAATTATTCGTATAGACATCAATAAGAAATGAACTATGCTTGAAAGTGGACGAGATAAGCTCGGCCTGCGTAAAACTAAAATCAATGGAAGGTGTACTTGAAACGGTAATAATTGGAGAGGTGGTTGGTGATCCGGGAGCAGCAAAGGTGGAATTTTGAGAAAAAACAAGAATTGATACTATCAAGGCTCCAATTATAGATATAAAACCAAGCGGAATATACCGGGCATGGTAATTAAGTGCAAAATCTTGTTGTCCTGGATTTTTTATTTTTTTATTCTGGCATAAAGTAGCACCCCCCCCCCGATACTATTTTTTGTTTTTTTGATATGAACATATTTACTTAATTTTAACATAATCAAAATAAAAAGATAACGGATTCTGAGAGGGAGAATATCAAAAAAGTATGTAAATAAAAAATCGCTCAAGGAGCGAAGTTTTAAATGACTGGTGCCCGAAATGGGACTTGAACCCATATGGATTTCTCCATTCGATTTTAAGT